TCACGTTTTAGCTCGCGGATTGCTTTAGCTTCTGCTTGTGCTACTTTAGCTGGGCCAACTGAGTCAACTGCTTCTTGTAGGTCAGATACTAAGTAATCTCTACGGAATTTTTGAACGAAGTTACCAAGACGAGCGCGTGATGCAAACTTGTCTGTGAATGATGTTACGTCAGCGCCTTCTGATATACCAGTTGTTACAGGTGCTGCCAATGAGTCAACTGTCCATTCAACAAAAGTGCTATTTGCTTTTTGTTTTTGGGCAGATGAAAGGATAGGTGTTTCTTCTGGAGCAAGAATTGTCATTACGTCTAACAAATCTTCTCTATTAGATACACTAGCTCCTTGTACCGTTGTCGCGTTCGGTGTCGGGTCAAATGTACTTGAAAATGCCATGATTTTTTAAATTTATAATAATGTTATTGTTGTTTATTGTGAGTACCGCATGGTACGCATTTTAATGAAGTCCTCTTTCGTCCCAGTCGTACGAAATGCTTTCTGTTGCTCTTGAAGTGCTTTGAGCGCATTACCAATCTTTTTATCTGACACGGCAGCACCAGGTGTTGATGACGGTGGATCCAGCGTTATATTAGTATTGGTTTTCTGAGTAGGTTCACTAGGAATTACTTTTCTACCATATAAACTATTTGCTGAATGCGCCAACAAGTATGGCATCTGCGCAGCTAATTCGGGAGAAAATTTTTCAAGGCCTTCCAATCTAGAATCGTTAAGCATAGCTTCGTATTTTTTGTTTAATTCACTATCTTTTTTACCAATCCAGCCAAACTCTTGTTTAGCTTTATTGTTAAGATTAGATTTAGCTTGCATAGCATATTCTCTTCCTTGTAAGATTTTCAACTGAGCTGGAAGAAATTTCTTCTCTGCTTTACGAGCATCCATAAGCTTTTTTCGCACTTCAGCCTTGGTGTACTCCTTGCCTTGAACTTCTGTTATAACATCATCCGCTCCATAACCTTCATTATTGAAAATTAAGTCCTCTGCCCATTCCACTATATTTTCTACATCTTGAGAGATTTTTCTTAATTCTTCAATACTCTCAATATTCTTGTATGGATTTGTAGAAGGATCCACACTAGACTTTAATGGATTGTCAGATTCTTGGAGTTTTTGACGCAGTTCAGATAGTTCAGCTTCAGCTTGCTTCCGTTTTGCTGTCAGTTCACCGAAGCGCATTACTGCTCTACTACCTAATTTTTCAGATAGTTCGCGTAACTCATCTTCGGATAAATTATCAAGATCAATATTAGAAAGAACATCTGCCTCAGTTTCTTCTGAAACCTCCGCTTGCTCTTGTGTTGCTTGAGCTTCGGAGACTTCTTGGGTCTCTTCGGCTGCGTCTACAACTTGTGTTTCTTCTTGAGGTTGCTCTTGAACTTGTTCTTGAACTTGCTCTTGTTGTCCCATTAGTTGCTGTTCTCTAAATCTTGCAAATTCAGAGACTGACGCGTTTGACTGTAATCTCGTTGTATTTGAGGCATCAACGTTCGCCTGTACTTCATTGTTCATATATAATAACGCTATTTACGTCAGCGGTGACGATGCAGAGATTATAACATAAGTTTTATATACCTAACGTATTAGAAAATCTTCTTCTAATATCTTCGTAGTTAGATATACGCAAAACTTCGTCATAAGCTAAAATTTTTCCAGATATTTGCTGGACTTGTTCTGAATTAGCAGAATTTAATTCTGCGATAGCATCTTCTCTCATTTGATGCACGTTATTAATAAAAGCACCAAAACTTTCGTGGTGCTTTAATACTCCAATTGATTCTTCTAATGTCATAAATTTTTATAATCCACCTAGTATATCTATGTCTTGTCCTGGAAACATTAAAGAATCCGAAGCAAATGTAATCATAGGTTGATCTTTTTTCTTTTGTCCTATTAATTCACCTTCTTCAAAACTAGGTTGTTCTAAAAGATCTCTTTCTAATAGCATTGATTCTTTTTTTTCTGGAGAAGCACTTATGCCTTCCATTGGATCATATCCAGTAGGTTTACTTTTATTCATTGAATCAGAATGCATACCTTTATTTATATTAAAAGTTAAAGGATCTCCTTCACTAAAATTATAAATAACATCAGTTAAAGAACCTTCTTTTTTAGATGGAAATATATTATTGCTAGTAATTGTAGGAATACCCATCTGTTCTGCCGCAAAATTATATGTGTCCATTCTTCTGTTTGCTAATCCTTTTAATATTTTAGAAGTATTGTTAGCTTTTGGATCATTTGCAGAAACCATATCAAGCATATCCTTTAATGCCATTTCATAATTTTTATCAATTAGGTTTCCTTTAAAATTTTTAAATAAACTGCCAGTATTATACATTACATCAGTTGCTACAATTTTCATGTAATCTGGCATATTATCAAAATCAAGACCTGGTATTTTACGCATTACACCTTCGTAATAATCAACTATTCTAGATGCAAGTTCTTCGTCTGTTAATCTACCAGCTACAGCTTCTAATGCTTTTGGTATTTTAGTTATACCATAACCTCTTGTTCCGCCACCACCTTCAATAGCAACATCTCTTCCTTCTGTTCCTTCACTACCAGCAAGCATATTAAGGAAAGTAGTTTTCCATGTACTTGCATTATTGCCTTGTCCTAATAATTCCATATTATTGTTCCATGCCTTGTGTTTGGACATCTCCAACGGCAGCAGCAGCAGTACCATACTGACCATACTGAGTAGCATTAATTTGTTGCGCTTGAGCGAAAGAATACTGCTGTTGATACTTTTGTAATCTTGCAGCGAATCCTTGGTCTGTTTGCAACCTTTGTGCAATGTCTGGTTGTTGTACATATTGCTGTATAAGCTGTAAAGCTACTTGCGCTCCATTAGGTCTTGCTGGAACTTCTATACCAGCATGAATCTTAGTCAAGTCATCAGTAACATCTTTTAATAATTTATCTTGTGCTACTTCAGCTGGTTGCATAACTGCATCAGCTAATACTGGATCAACACTACCAGCTAATGCATCTAGTAAATTATCAACATTAATTCTACCATTTCTATCTAAAGCCATTAAATCAACCATTTGTTTTAATTTAGCTTCTTGTGTCTGTGGATCTGTATTTAATACATCGTAATTAATTACTATATCAAAAGATTCATCTGGATTACCTTTTGTAAATTGTTGTGCATCTGGTACACCAGTTACTCTAAAGAATGTGCTATCTGGCCCAAATCTTTGGAAACATCTGTATGCCATGCGTAATACTTCAGATGTATGTTGTAAGAATTTATTAACAAGGAATTGTTTTCTTACACCAGATATTTGACTGCCCTCATCAAGTCCCATAATTCTGTTAGCTTGATCTTGTAAAGTTTTTTCAATTTCTATAGAAGCTTGAACATCTTCCATATCTGGAGCATCCGCAAAATGTATTTCATCTCTACGTCTATAAGGTATAAATCTACCTGGTCCCCAATCTGTAGGTGTTTGTCCTACTGGATGCATAATAGGAGGTAAAGTAGCTATACTTGCGCGGTCTATTCGTGAATCTCTTTCTATTTTAACTTGCTGTTGAATACCACGAAGTAAATCTGGTACAGTTGCTGTATCGTAAAGTCTTTTTGAATCCTCAGAAAATTTTGTTACTACTACTGGATAATCTTCATATCCATTAAGTAATTCATATTTAGCATAACCTTCTGTATAGTTCTTATGAAATATTGTTTCATATATTCCTTCTGAACCATCTTCTTCATCTATAAGTCTTTGGTAGCAATGAACAAGTTCAATTAATTCTTCCGCTTCATATACATCATCTGTTTGACTTATACTTCTGCGACCTTCTTGTTCTCTTTCTACACTATCAATAGATACACCACTAAAATGTTCAATAACATATTGTACAAAATCTGCATCCCATCCATCTGTTATTACTTTGTTTTCTAATTCTTGTGCAGTATAATAAGTTCTCCAAAAACAATATGGTGAACGTTGAGGATCTGTTACATAACTAGGAAAA